CAGCCTCTTTAGTAGCCTGGGGACCCTTCTTACTTGGCACCGATTCTGACTCTGGTTCTGGTTCTTCCTCATCCTCTTTCTTGTTTACAATCATATACCCACCTATACCTATTGCCACAGAAAGTAACAAAAGTATCAGTATTACTAAAATCATCCTTACTATAAATTATGTTTTTATTTACCACGAAGTTCTTGTAACTTTTCCTCACATTTTTCACTTCTTAACACTACAATAGCTAGTTTGCCATCGCTTTTCTCCATTCTTTGGACAACCCCTTTCATCATTCTGAGGTTTTTGATATACATCCCAATATGTATATCTATGCATGTTCGGCCACTCCTCGCACCTCGCCCCCCATGTAAACTTACGAACCCACTTACCACGACAGTTCGCAGGACAGGGGTGCGTATTACAAAGAACATACTTAGTACCTGATGGACAAGAAGCCCCCTTATCATGCCCCCGTCTACTCAGAACAAATTCCTGACGTAGTTGCCCAGTCCCACACGTCCTAGAACACTGTTCCCTGTTCATGTAACGCCCTTTACTGGCTTTACACGTGTCGAATTCTTTCTCTTCATGTCTTGCTGAACATGGAGACCCCCCGTGCTCAGCCTTCCGCTGAACAGTGAATGACCTCTCCCTTACTCCATCCCCCTCATTACATTTCGCAGTGCAGTCAGTCCATGGACTCCAACTTCCTACACAATCTATAGGATCTGGCTTCTTTGGTACTGGTGCCGGTTTCGGTTCCGTTTCCGTTTCCGTTTCCGTTTCCGTTTCCGTTTCCTCAGCCTCTTTAGTAGCCTGGGGACCCTTCTTACTTGGCACCGATTCTGTCTCTGGCTCTGGTTCTTCCTCATCCTCTTTCTTGTTTACAATTATATATCCACCCACACCTATTGCCACAGAAAGTAACAAAAGTATCAGGATTGATATGAACATTCCTCTTGTATTTTATTCAGAAAAAAACTAATGTGCTAATATTTCTTTCAATCTATTTTCAAATTGCTCGTCAGCCTCAAAATCACATTCCGTCAACATCGGATCCATGACATCACCATGCGTTTCACAAAGTGGACAGGGTACATTTGGAATCTCACCAATCCCATGTGTGTGCTCAGGTTGGATCTTCTTAGGCTTTATCATCTTCTTGACCTTCTTGGGACGCTCCGGTCTATCAACCTTCTCACAATGCATCCTACAATAATCCGAATCATGAGTAGCACCATTTTTACATGGCGTTCCTTTCCCAGTCACACCTTTACACATTTTCTTTTCCATAACAGGTTGAATATTCAACTTCATTGACGCAACTTCATCGCGGAGGGAGCGAAGTTCTTCCAATATTTGAGCATAAGGATCCATTTTTACTTAAATATTGTAATCTCGTTTATTCACTTAGGTATTATTTTATCTGTCTGTAAAGTGTTAAAATTGAAAATCCTAAAATAGCGTATAGAACATATCTCAGTAATTCTGGAATCACTAACCAATCCTTTACAATTTTTCTTTCACCTTTATTCAGATCTATCATAAACATATTCAAATTTTTTATCAGTTTATGCAATATTAATATCGCCATGAGTAATAATATCATGCTAATCATTACGAATCCTACATTGTAAAGTGAATTACCCTTACCACGATAAAATCGCGAAACCCCCAATAATGCTAACGATATAGATGTGTACAACCCAACATTTCTAAGTGTCGTCTGATAAAACATCAAAGTATCTTTAAATGTCAACTCCATTTACTTGTTACAAATATTTTTTTTCATTACATACACTAAATGAACAGACCAGCTATTAATGTTGCTATCGAAGCTCTCGTCATAGGTGTAATGAATGCCACCCTCATCTACGGTATCAATAAGGTTGATCCAACTCTAGAGTCCCCCGTTCTCCACTTCATCGCAGGTGCCCTCATCCACGTCATCTTCGAATACACTGGTGGTAACAAATGGTGGTGTAAGACAACTTACTAAGCCAAACCAAACATCACCTGCAGATCACCCCTAGCCATATACAAGTCATCCAATTCGTCATTCATTTCCTGAATGAGTTCCCGATTTACAAGATTTGTTCGTTGAATGTAACTCTTGTAAAAAGCCCTCTCATCTCTGATCACACCCCCCTTCTCACGAAGTTCCTCAATTGTGAATCGTCGAAGAGGCACATTTAATATCCGAGACATCTCTTTGACCGCATCCTTCTTTACAGCTTCAGTGATATTCTTCCTGATTTTAGTCTTCTTCAAACGATCCTCAACCTGCTTGATCTTCATAATAATTTCATCATAGTGCCGTAAATCATTCTCATTAGGGACTGGTATTTGAACTGCTTGGAATGGAGGAATCACAGGAAGACTTCTAGAATCAGTCGTGGGTGGATCATAGAATCTCTCACGATAAAGACGATCCATCTCGCGAACATTTCCCTCGAGTCGCAAAGCAGCTTCCGCAGCATTGGACATCCCATCGTGAACACCCTTCATGAGGTCACACATTTTCAAGTAACTCCCCTCTGGAATTGACTTGGAAATGGTATCGAGTTCAGCCATGAGGTCTCGGAGGTCTTCCATTTTGCTTTTAGTTTTCTTTATTTTCAAACAACTTAGGTTTAAATTCTAGATATCCAAGCAGATCTCAACCTCGGATCAGTAGTTGTTGAATCTACAAGTTCTATGTATATCCGTTTCAGTCTATCAGAATCAGTACGTATACTAAAAAATTCAGTTTGAGTTCTACATTCACTGAGGGCATGTTTCAATTGTTGAATTTGAGTCCAAATATCGTATAAACGGAAAGGTGGGGGCCATGCTAATCCCTCATAAAGAAGACTAGATGAAATGGATTCTCTCTGTTCCGGAAAAGACTTAAAGGCTTTATGCAAACATTGACATATTTTCAGATATTCACCCTCCGGTAGGTGTTCTGAATTGTTGTCAATATGTTGCATCACCTCCTTGAGGTGCTCCATACTATTATGATATGTCAATTTTTTTTATCACATCCACAACTTTAAAAACCGCCGGTGGAACACTCATCGAAGTAAGTATGTCCATCAAATACCTCTTGTCAAGATTGTGTAATGCATCAGAAAGCTTATAAAGTGTAGGAGGGAGACTGACCGAAGCCAGTGTGTTCATTATATACTTTTTATTAAATTCGCCGTCGATGATTTTTGAAATCGAACCCTCCATTATCGTATCAACTGTGTTGTCGATAGGTTTTGTAATTTGTGGAATAGCCATTATACCCACAAGCGTCGAAAGATACTCATTATCTGTACCAATCTCCATAATAGATGTTATAAATCGAATACAAGAACCGGACCAAAAAACAGATGCAAGTAGTTGCCATATCAAAGTCTCAAGTGTTTTCTTCAAAGTTTCCTCAAACTTGCGTTCCTTGGGGGCACTTTCATAAGCCTTTTCAGCCTTATCAATCGTATCAAACACAATGTATGAAATCGCTACACAATATGAAGCTGGTAAACCCCAATCAGGAATAAAGGGGGCACATGCTTCACCAACCTCATTCGCATATCCCATATAACGCAGAGATGATTCACGATATGGATCAATATTCTTCGAAGCAAATGATTTTACACGGCGTCTTATTTTTATACAAGGTCGCTTTGTTACACTTGCCTGCAAAATAATCATTTACATTTCTTCGTGTATATTCTTTATACATCATCCAACCTTTCTATAGATTCCTCAATCCAACTTATTCGTCTCGTGATAGCCTCGCGATACTTTTCACGGAAATTATTTTCATGGTCAAAATATCTGCTATAAATTTCGTTTTTCTCATCTTTTGGTACATTTTCTTCCCAATGCCGTTCATCTAAACCAGTAGCTTCACAAAATTCATATTGAGCTTCCATTTTTACACGTTTTGTCATCCTACGGAGAGGTTGATTAGCGTGCCTCTCACCTTGTAAATACATTATTTGCCCATTTAGATAATCATAGTCAACATCAGTAGCCCTTTCATGAAAAGCGTCTTTAAACATCTGACTTCCTTCTCCTTCACGACGACCGTCATTTATTAACATGTGTAAATTTTCATATTCGAAAAAAAATACAGGATCCGTTCTTTTCGAATATATATTTTTCAAAAGATTACACATTTCTAAATATTCACCCTCATCAAACTTATCTGAATTCTTGTCTATTACCTGCATAATTCTCAACAAAGAATCCATCTTAAAACTGTATATTCTCGTATTTTTAATACACTTAAAATGTCTTTTATCTGAGTATTTTTTCAAACACTAAATAAGGTAATGTATAAAACAACCTACAACAAAAGTGAATGTCAAATTGGTGTGATACACATTGGTTATGGAAATTTTCACAGGGCACACCAAGCTCTATACATTGATGATTATATGGAAAAAACTGGTGATCTCCGATGGGGAATTGTCGCCGTCAACCTCAGGAACGAAGGTTTTAGACATATAGATGACTATGTTCTCAAAACACCTTCACAGATTAGATTAGTGAGATCTCATTTAGATTATATAGACTGGACACAAAGTAGAGCAATAGCAAAACATTTACTTACACTCCCAAGTGTGCATCTCATAACCATTACAGTTACAGAAAGTGGATACTCACCGGGATCACCACTGTTTGAATATCTTGCTTGTGGACTTAGAAATAGAAGGTCGCCCATAACCATTTTATGTTGTGATAATATTCGCCAAAATGGTATAGTTCTCGAAACACAATTTTTAGCCTATCTCTACCAAACAAATCAATATGAAATGGCAATCTGGGTCAAAGAAAATGTTAAATTCCCATCGTGTATGGTAGATAGAATTACACCTAGAACAACCTGGGATTTACAAGAAGAAATTGAAAGTTTATACCCAGGTTTAGGTACTACCTCTGTTCAGTGTGAGGAATATTCACAGTGGGTCATCGAAAATTCATTTGCCTCGGAGTTTCCAAATCTCGAAGAGGTTGGTGTAACTCTAACCAAAAATTTAGAACCCTATGAAGAAGCTAAAATTCGTATTCTCAACGGTGGTCACACATCTTTAGCTTACATGGGTGTTCTTTCTGGATACTCAACGTTCGATCAAGTAATGGCAAACTCCATACATCGAGAACACTTTAAAAATCTCCAAAATGACGAAATTATTCCATCCATAGACACTGAACTTCCATTCGATATTCACGAATACTTAGAAAGTGTCGAAAAAAGAATTTCATGTGAATCTAATGGTGACAGTTTAGATAGAATATGTATGGATGGGTTCACAAAATTTCATACCTTTATAGTTCCATCTTTACGAAAATGTTTAGAACAAAGAATTAAACCGATTCACACATATAAAAGTATCGCAGCGTGGTACATATATGCAAGAAGATTTGGTAGAGGATGTACAAAAATAAAATATAGTGAACCAAATTGGGTTCTCCTAGAACCCCTGCTCAGAGATGGACACGTCGACGAATTTGTTTCAAACGAAAGGTTGTGGGGAGATATTCCAAAAAAATACATTACATTTACAAGAGACCTAAAAACTATTCTACTCTCACACACTTATGAAAAAGAATTAGACCTGCTCGGGTAAAGACCTGTTTGAAAATGAAACAACTGCAACGAGTAGACAAAATACAAATAGTTCAGGCATATAGAACATCACCCCGAGAGTCACAAAAACTAGTAACATAATTAAAAAAACATACGGCCAATTAGTGTGTGCGCGGATTTCATTGTCAAGTCGATCATTTCTCTTATCTGCATTCATCAATTGTTTTTCTAAATCGGTGATGGTAGCTTCAAGTTCCAAAATACGTTTCCGTAACTGAGAAGTCTCAGTATAAAACATTTTAATTTGTTTTGAGCGATTGAGATAAAAATTATATTTTTCATGTTGACTTAGGTTATAAAATTACAAACTACCACTAGTTCTTCTTTCAGTATTCATCATGTTAGACGCAGCTAAACGAATCACCGCTCTATGCTGTTCTTCATTCCACCGTTGAATTAAAGTGTCCGCAGCTTCATCCGGAAGACTCCCTTCATCAAACATTATATGTTGAATAAGAAGTTCAGCAGCTCTCATACTCGAATGTCCCTCGTCCATTAAACTTTCCATTGTTGCCTCATTCTCATCAATGCTGTATGGTTGTGAATAAAAGTCCTCTGAAACATAAGGTGGATACGCATCACTATCCATTGGCACATAAGGTGGTGGTTCAACTAGATATTCCGAAAATAAACTGGGTTCGTATCGCAATGGTTTTTTGTCCACAAGATCGTGAAGTGCCTTCATAGAATTACACATCTCTATGTAATCCCCCTCTGGGATAGTGCCGACGTTCTTGTCCACAAGTTCCATGAGTTTATGGAGTTGGTTCATTTTTTTATATTTTTATAAAAAATTATTACTACTTAGGTTTGTACTGGACATCGAATTACCTTTTACTCGTATCTTCAATTCCCTATATTCTTCGTGTAAATCGTCTATATTTCCACCTCTGTATATAGCATCTTGCACTTTATCTGTGAAATCCGTCATATCATTTAATAAATTATAATTACGACTATATCTTTCTAAGAAGGATAACATTTTTTTACACTTCTTATAAAGAACCCTTAAATATTGTGTACGAGCAATATCCGAAGGAATTTGTATCTCTAATAATATATTTTCACGGCATTCGTTTACACATCGAATTACATCATAGTTTTGCTTTCGAATAGATCTTTGGGTAATGAAATTGAACATGTCCTTGAATAGTGAGGACATTTTTTTGGTGGGGGTGGGGGATTAGATACTGGTGCGTAGAGAACTTTGTGCCAAATTAAACGCTGAACGTCGGGGCAGAGTGATTCAGTAGCCTGACAAAAAGCAATGGCAAACTCGTCAGTGTAAAGTGGAATATAATCCTCCATTAATTCGTTTCACTTTCACAACTTTCTGCATTTTCTTTTGAACTTAGGTATCGTTCGAGCCTTTGATTTTCAAGTTGAACATCAAGGTAAATGCGGTAGGGTGCATCCCAAATGGCAGACTTTAACCACTTGTAAATACTCTGAAGATAATTAGGACCCATCTCTGCGGTTATGTTAGTAATAGCTTGAAGAATCATTATGATTTATATTTTATTTATTTTTTTAAATCCTTAAACATTTTTACATACGACGGAACCATCCAAGCAGTAAGCACTCCCACCAAGCTCATGAATGAGTGAAATGGTGACATATATTATAATATTTACTAACATTAGAAAATGTCTTTAGACGACATACCTAAAAAGGTTCAGTATGTGACGGTAGATTCAAACTTTGTGAATGGGACAAATAACACATTTTCGCTTGACCTCACTTTAGAATCAAACACACATGTCGAAGATATGAGTAGAGTTCTGGGTATAAAAATGGTTGATTTTTATATCACACAAATTGGTCAAAGTAATTCAGGTGCAAGTACAAATATAGCAAAATTTATAGACATTGTGTGCCCAGAAATCCCAAAAGTTGCTCAAATTTTAGATGAAAGGCATGGTCAAATTTTAGCACGAGTGCCACTCGAAAGACACTTTTCTGGGAGCAATGACTTCATTTTAAGAGATAAACAGTGGAAAAAATTTAACCAAAAAACAAATTATTTTAATCCCGTGTCTATAAAAAAATTAAATTTTCAAATATTTGAACAACAAGATGATGGAGACTACCTAACACTTCAACCAAATGCAAAGTGGTACATGATACTCGAAATCACTACACAAAATATTAAAGAAAAACCAAAAGATCGAGAACTTCAAATTCTAATGGCACTCGAAAAACTCCTAAAAAAAATCGACACACTCAACCAAAATGTTCAAAAATTACCTGATAAACCACCCGAAGAAAATCCTAAAAAATATTCATTTGGAATGTTATTTGCCATCTTATTATCGGTGTTAGGTGGATTTATTTGGTGGGTAAATAAAAGCTCCACGTAATTGTAATATAATAGTATACAGATGACAACCGGACTTGGTGTAGGAACTGTCATGTCTATATTAGCATTATGTACCGGAACACCCCTCGAACCTCTACCACTTCTATACATTTTGGCCTCAGCTCGTTGGGCATATGGAGGTGATCGATACCTTGATGGTAAGACTGAAGATACACCCGAATCTATAGCAGCCGCACTCCTGATAGCCAATGTTATACTTTGGTACTCGGATCAAACCAAATATGTGGCACCAGAGATTTTATCTATTCTACTATATCCCTCGTTTAAACATAATTTACCCCTACTTAAACCATTGTACGTGGGAACATTTTGGGCGGGAGCTATCAGTGTTGTGCCACATCTCATAGCTCACGTGGATATTGTTGAAAATGAAACAATTGCCATGGGACTTCTCGCGTCAAGTGTCTCTAACATGGCAGATATTGAAGATGTAGAAAATGATATTAAAAATGGTATCTATACTATTCCAGCCACATTTGGTGTAACCCCGACGCGGGTATTCTCAGCTGGTCTTTTTATGGGTTCTGTATACAAAAGTGGTATTATTCCCCACGCAATTCATCGCCATCATCAAAAGCCTCGTCTCCATAAAGGTCTTCCAGTGTCTCCAAAATGTCTTGTACATCTTTAAGTGACGATTGCGTTGAACGAATACTCCACTTCGTTAACATTTTAATTTTTCTTTGTGCTTCTCTATATTTTGTAACTTGTTTTTCTAATTTCTTAATCATGATTTCATCTTGTTTAGCTTTACGCTGAAAAACTTTTAAATCTGTAGCACGCTTGGAAGTTTTTTGGGGACGAGATATACTTTGAAGTCTTCGAGGCTCACGAGAAGTATTTAAGATAAGAATACGTGACATATATTACTATCAATCACTATCTTTATTTATCATTTCTCAGCTTGTTGAGATCGTCGAGATTTGGGTGGAGGTGGAGGTGTGGATGAACCCGCTGGACCTCGTGGACCCGCTGGACCCGCTGGACCTACTGGACCCACTACACCCGCTGGACCCTCTGGACCCGCTGGACCCCCTGGACCCGCTGGACCTTCTAGACCCGCTGGACCCGCTGGACCCTCTGGACCCGCTGGACCCGCTGGACCCGCTGGACCCGCTGGACCCGCTGGACCCGAGGAACCATCCGAACTGGAACAAATATCAATCATTTTCTCTAAAATGTTAAAAAGTCGTGTTTTATCGAGACGTGTACGTTTGATCTCATCTTGAATTTCTTGTCGTAAAGCGTCCATTGTTCTATATATAAAAGAAAGATTATCTTTATAAGTAAATGATCGTGATCGGACCCCGTCTCAATACAGGTATCGGAAATCACGCCATAAAATACACCAAGTTATTTACACCGCATAGCCAATACTACCTTTTAGGTTCTACTATACCTGAAACCGAAAACGCTTTTATTTTTTTACTTCCACTTCAAGATCAAATAGAGTATGCTAAATACGTTAAAACACGTGTAAAAAATCTTGTATGTATGACTGTGTGTGAAACAGAAACAGTTCACGAAGATTATGGTCTCATCATGAATGAATTCAAACGAGTCGCAGTTCCAAGTGAATTTTGTAAACGAGTTCTCTCACGTCAATTTCCTGAAAATGAATTTTATATTATTCATGCACACATTCCAAAACCAACTGAAAGACCATATACATTTTATCACATCGGAAACGTGATGGATCCCAGAAAAAAGTTCAAAGATATTCTTCAAGCTTTCATAAGATTGAATGAACCAAATACCAGACTCGTTGTAAAAGCAACGTGTAATAAAAATATAGACATTCAATTACCACGAGTTGAAGTCATTAATGGTGTAATATCGGAAGAAGAAATGAACAATATACATAATCGTTCAGATTGTTACGTCAGTTTTTCACATTCTGAAGGTGTGGGAATGGGTGCAGTCGAGTCTGCACTCCGTGATAAACCTGTCATCATTACTAACTATGGTGGTGCCCCGGAATATATCAAGACACCATATACTATTGATTGTGAACTTCAAGAGTTGGAGAATGATGATTTCCTGTTTAAAAAGGGAATGGTTTGGGGTAACCCAAACTTTGATCAACTCTTAGAGTTCATGAGACACGCATATGAAAATCGTGTTCGTTACATGGATCACAAACACACTAAATCTTTGGTTGGACGGGAAAATGTTTTAGAAGAATTCATCCTGAATGTAATTGGTAGCAAAAACGATAATTCCGGTGAAGATAGTACCGCTCATTAGTGAATCCCGTTGAGCAATCATAGTCATTACTAAGTCGTCGAGGGGCTGAAAACCAGTTGGTTTTTTTAATATACGAGGGACGAGAACGGTGAGTGAAATGTAAAGAGCCATCGCTATTATTACAGGTCTAAGTGTTTCTTCGTCTAGCATTATTACATTAAGCTGGTATTTTAATCTCACTCACATCAACCTTTGTTCCAATGTTCATATTCTTCACACTATGTTTTTTACAGAAATCACCAAATACCGCTTTAAATGAACATGGTTTACCAGACATTGTAGTTGCACAGCAGATCTTTTTCGTTGTTCGCTGTTCAGTCACATTCTCCGGAACTTTATCTAAAACTACAATCTTTTGAGAGTCCCTTTTTTCCCGGTGATTTAAGTACCGCATTTTCATCTTCCATGTCGCATCTGCGAGATGAAAACAGCGATCATCTGGCTCACTAAGACGGTACATCGTCACCGCGTTGTTGAGACATTCTTGCCAAAGAGTATCACGAATGACTTCCATTTTTTGAGATACTTTTTATCTTCCACTTGCTCACTTAGGTTGTCAAGCTTCACCTCCTATTTCTGCTAAATATACGTCAACATTTCCAGCAAATTCTGGACAAGATTCCGTAGTCTTTTTAGTTACCATATCCTGGACATTCATGATATGTTCCTTAAACTTTTTGACATCTATCCCAGTAGCATTGTGAATTTGAGACTCTGTCGCAATATCCTTCAATGCGTGAAGATATGCGGCTCCGTAGTTGGCATGAAGAACGGCGATCACGGGAGACTTATCCTGCTGTGCCGCGGTAGCATATCGAGCTGACTGACGAACAAGCTTCTCAATGGACTTGTTCATACCCCTTGTTTTATTCTGCATCATTAAAAACAAAATGAAGATTGCCACTATAAGGTAGAGGTACATAGTCTCTTAAACTACCTAAAGAAATATTTTTTTAAAGATATATGTTTGTATTTTTGTTCATCCCACCATATATAGTTTATCAATATTGCTTTTATAAACATGAAACTTAAAAAGATATTTATAAATACTATTAATGAACTTCGTCGTAGGAGCCGCTGCCTTAGTAGTCACATCCTTCATAGCTTATAAATTACTGAAACCTATAGCATCTCAAGCATTAGATGAAATGTGTGGGGAAACTGAAAAAAAATCCGCAAAACCAAAGAAAAAAGTCAATCCCTATTTTGCCTTCTGTAAGGAGAAACGTTCCGATATCGTCGCCGCCAACCCAGAACTTAAACCCCGTGAAGTTGTTAAAAAGCTCGGTGAAGAGTGGGGAAAACTTTCAGACAAAGAGAAGGACAAATATAGAACCTAAGTTAGAGTTTTGAATTGTAATAAGTATATCTAAATGGAGAGCGTCCAAAAGCTCACCCACATCGAGCACATTCTCAAGAGACCTGATTCCTACGTCGGTCCAGTTGAACTTGGCACGGAACACTACTGGGTTCTCCAAGGTGATGCATTCACCAAGAAGAATCTCAAGTATTCCCCAGCTCTCTTGAAAATCTTTGATGAAATCCTCGTCAATGCGATCGACCGCAACTCCCTCCACCCCAAGGGTGTAACCTCTATCTCCGTCTCTATCGACAAGGATCAGGGCTCTGTCACGATCGAAAACAATGGACCCCTTGGTGGTATCGGTGTCCGAATGCATGAGAAGGAGGGTCTATGGAACCCTGAACTCACCTTCGGTCACCTCCTCACGAGCACCAACTACGATGACAACCAAAAGCGTGTCGTTGGTGGTCGCAACGGCTATGGTGCCAAGTTGACTAACATTTACTCATCAGAGTTCTCTGTGAACATCAAGGACCACGAAGTGAAGCAGACCTACACACAGGGGTGGTCCAACAACATGACAACCTGTCACCAACCCAAGATCAAGAAGCACTCGGGTGCCACGTCATCTGTGTCCATCACCTTTACCCCAGATTGGAAGAGGTTTGGAATGTCCAAGATGGACGATTCAATCTACCAAATTTTCCAAAAGAGAGTTTGGGATGCAAACATCTGCACGACCCCCAACTGTAAGGTCAAGTTCAATGGAGATGTCCTCCCAAAGACGTCTTTCGAAGCCTATGCAAAGATGCATGAGGGTGTTGAGAATGTGTGCTCTGTCGTATCTGACAGATGGTCTGTGTGTATCGGTCCAGCTGAGAATGGTATGGAACAGGTATCCTTTGTTAATGGTATCTGCACGACTAAGGGTGGTAACCACGTAGATCACGTGGCATCCCTAGTGGCCAGTGGAATTATCGAAGACATGGCGAAGAAGATCAAACTGAAGCCCCAGCAGGTGAAGAACACGTTCAACATCTTCGTCAAGGCGACCCTCGAGAACCCAACGTTCTCGAGTCAGGTCAAGTCTGAGTGCACCTCAAAGTCCCAAGACTTTGGCTCGAAGTTTGATCCCCCGAAGAACTTCATCAAGAATGCCCTAAAGACTGGGATTCAAGATGAACTTCTGGCACTCTCGAAGTTTAAGGAGATGAAAGAGCTCAAAAAGTCTGACGGTGCCCGGAAGTCTAAGATTACGGGGATCCCCAAATTGGACGACGCGAACAAGGCTGGTACCGCACAATCTGGAAAGTGTACACTCATCGTGACAGAGGGTGATTCAGCTAAGACCCTGGCGGTCGCAGGTCTCTCGGTGGTTGGGAGGGATCACTATGGTGTCTTCCCCCTCCGCGGGAAGTGTAAGAATGTGCGGGATGTCTCTGTATCCCAACTCTCATCGAACCAGGAGTTCAACGATCTCAAGAAGATCTTGGGTCTCCAACAGGGTAAGGACTATAAGGATGTGTCCGAACTTCGCTACGGAAGGCTCATGATCATGACTGATGCAGATAACGATGGGTCCCACATCAAGGGTCTGATCCTAAACATGATACATTATTTTTGGCCAAGTCTTTTGAAACTTAACTTTGTCGTGAGCATGGTGACACCAATTATCAAAGCCAAAAAGGGTTCAGAGACCGTGTCCTTTTACACAGACTCAGCTTTTCGAAGTTGGTATGGTTCTGGAAAAACTGGCTGGAAAATCAAGTACTACAAGGGTTTGGGTACTTCGACATCTGCGGAAGCTCGGGAATACTTCAAAAAAATTCAAGACTTGACGGTAAAGTTCGATGTGGATACCATGACTGATGAATCCATCGTTCTCGCATTTGACAAAAAGAAAGCCGATGCCAGGAAATCGTGGCTTCTCAAAAGCACGGCTAAAGAAAGTTCAGAACTTGAAATTCCTTATGGAAACGTAAAACAATTGGAGATTACTGACTTTATTCACAAAGACCTGGTCAACTTTTCCCTCGCAGATTTGAAACGATCAATTGCCCACGTGGCAGATGGTCTTAAACCCTCACAACGTAAGGTTATGTATTCATGCTTTCAGAAAAATTTACGCGATGAAATGAAGGTGGCTCAGCTCGCAGCATATGTCGCAGAAAAGAGTGCTTACCATCATGGTGAAGTATCTCTCGCTGAAACTATTGTTAAATTGGCTAACGATTATGTTGGTTCTAATAACATTAACCTTCTCGAGCCTTGTGGTCAGTTTGGTACACGACTTATGGGTGGAAAAGACGCATCCCAAACAAGATACATCTTCACTCGGTTGTCTGGGAACACGCGAAAAATTTACGACCCCAGAGATGATGCGGTTCTCAACTATCTCGATGATGATGGACGTCTCATCGAACCAGAATATTATATGCCCATTCTACCCATGGTTCTCGTAAATGGTACAGAAGGTATTGGGACAGGTTTCAGTTGCTATATTCCACCGTTCAACCCAGAGGTCATCAAAGCAAATATGTTACGAATTTTGGGTGGCGAAAATCCCTTGGATATGAAACCGTGGTTTAAGGGTTTCAAAGGAAAAGTATACAAAGATGAGGGTGGGCTTTGGGTCACTGAAGGTGTTTGGAAAGACACTGGATCAAGACTTAAAATTACTGAACTTCCACCGGGACGTTGGACGCAAGACTATAAGGAATATCTCGATACCCTTGTAGAAAAGAAGGTGATTACGAGCTTTACAAATAATAGTACCACAGAAGATGTTGACTTTGAAATCTTTGGATACACTGGCAAAGACATGGTGAAGGAATTGAAACTTCGAAAAACATTTCATGTATCAAACATGCATCTCTTTCATCCCACAAAGGGTATTTGTAAATATGAAAAACCGGAAGACATTCTTCAAGACTTTATGAAACTTCGTCGTGAATATTACGATAAGCGTAAGGAGTATCTTATCAGGGTTCTCGAAACTAAAGCGATGATGTGTGAATACAAATCGCGATTTGTTACCATGGTCATCAACGGTGATATTGTCGTGTTTCGACGCAAAAAACAAGACCTCGTAAATCAATTGTCCAGTCTCTTTCCACAAATTAACGGAAGTTATGATTACCTCTTAAACATCAAAACAGTTCAATATACGGATGAGAGTGTGCGAGAACTTTTGGAAGAATCAGACCAAGCGAAAAAAGAACTTGATATCATGAAGTCTACGACTTCCGAAAACATGTGGAAGAATGATATTAAAAATATATAAACAATATTAAGTATGGGTGAAGCTGCAAAGATTTCCCTAAATGCTATTGGAAAGCAGGACACTTACTTACTTTCCAAAGATCCAGACGAATCTTTTTTTAATTATAAAGTTCCACCCAATCATTCTCAATTTCGGAAGTATCAACGTGCGCGGAACATTATAAACCCTGGGCAAATAGTGGGTTGGCCTTTCAATCAAACTATAAAAGTTGAATTTAATCCAACAAACATGGGTGATTTACTAAGTAATATGTGGTTGAGTGTAACAGTGCCAGGAATATCTGATGGTAATTACGCCGATCAATTAGGGAGACATTTACTCAAAAGTGTGACAATGTTTGTTAACGAAATTGAAGTTGAAAAAGTTCATGATGATTGGGGTATTATATATGATGAGTTGTATTTAGAGATGTCTGAAAAGGTAGCAAATAGATTTCTTGTAAATAGAAATTTAGGTTATGACACTGCACCGCAAAATACTTCTGTAGCTCGGTATGCATCAGAACTCTTAATACCCCTCCACTTCTTTTTTTCCAGAAAATATGCTAGTGACGAATACTCTTCAAATAAACCCAATCGCCCATATTTCCCTGTGTGTGCTGCACGTCTTCAAAAAATTGAATTTGATTTGGAGTTTCATAAGCAGACATTCTTCACAAATACCACCGATCTTCTCGAACTTCCTTCGTTCAATTTGATAACGGAAGAAATAACCGTTAGCCCGGAAGAAAGACAATATTTAATGAATGAAAAACAAATACTCATAACAGACCTCGTTAGAAAACATCCAACTACTATAAACGAAGAAAACATAGACTTTATTCAAAATAACCTCGTGCCAAATATACCCGTTAAGTGTATCCATTGGTTTCTAAGAAACGAAATATTTGAAAATGATGACATTTCGGTGGGCAATCCACTAGATGAAGAAACATTTTACAGCCAAAATAGATACAACTTTTCTTCAAGTGTAAATTTCGATCAAATACAAACTTTTTACAATCCAATAATGGAAAATGCATCTTTTTACATCAATGGAAGTAAGTTGCCAAATATAACAAATACGAATCATAACTATTACAAATACTTAATACCCTTTAAAAACAGATTAGCTCGTCCATTTAGGAATATATACACATATAGCTTTTCGATGAATCCGATTAATGTGGAACCATCGGGAAACTTGGATTTCAGTCAAATACAATCAGATAAAACTCGAATAGAAGTAAAGTTGCGTTCAGAATTAAAGTCCAATACATATTCATTAAACATGTATTACACTGGATATCAAACCTTTGAGTTTGAAAATGGCTCTATGTCAGTTGCTTATTAAATAGAGAATCTTTGTTCTCACTGATATAATCAATAACGTTGTTTTTGATACACCATTTGATGAAATTCAATTGTGCTAAAGTTGTATGAATTTCATGAGATGTTCCAGGAACAATATAGGGTATCTTTTGTGAGCGACAAAAGGGATCAAACAGTTTTTTGCTATATCCATCTAAACTCGATTTATAAGCACAATGAACCGTAAAAAATTTTCCATCTTTTGTAGTGTATGATGTGTTGTTTTTCTTTGAATAGTTTGTGATAAACCACTCCAAGTTACGAAGTGAAATACCTGTTGTTTTATCTAAAATGCTTAGTAATTTAGTTCTATTTTTTTCGATGTTGTAAAATGTATTGATAGATGATAAGAGAATATCACTTTTGCTCATTACATTAATGTAGATTTAAACCCTTAAGCATATTTAATCCAAACATTGCTGAAGCTTTATTTTTATATTGTTTACGTGTATCGTCAGAAATCTCCCTATCTTTTAAATTGTTGCACGTAGAAATAAGTTTATGTTTTTCACAAAAACCAAACTCAATCGCAGTATGAGAACACCTCTGTCCGTTTGGTTTTGTAGCTCTACAAGGTCCATTAGAACAAAGTGGTTTATAATACCTCTCCATTAAAATAGATGGTTCTATTTTAAACCTATTTGAAACATCTACAAGAAACGTGTGAATTGTTTCATCGTAAATATCTTTGATCTCCTGATCATCGAGTTTTTCAGAAATCTCGTGCCTGTACCCCCGCTCCTTTACAGTTTTAACAAATTTAAGTTCACTTAAACACTCTTTCGGTGTCATCTGAGATAATGTGTCTGGGTGTATATATGAAAACGATCTCGTTATTCCTTCACATAACGCTGGTATGTTTCTGTTAAGAAGTTCGTTAGCAGCCTGTTGTCTCCGGCTTTTGTGATCACCCATTAATATTAGATAGACTATAATTTTTAAATATATCTTCAACACTTTCGGTTTTCTTTAACCTGCTCTGCTTAATTCTGTCTTTCAATTCCGACACCTTACCAGTTTCGTCTAAACCAAACTTTCTACATTCTTCGATGAGCTGTTCTTTTTTCATCGTGCTGAGAGCGGGTTCGGATTTCTTTTTTGGGGGTTTGTGTTTATCGATAATCTCACCGAATATCTCACGCTTTGTGTTTTCAAACAATGGTTCTAAAAGATCGCACACCGGATTCAAAAATTTGTTTTCAAAGTAGTAGTGATAGTCTACAGGGATGTTATTCTCTTCAACATAATTAGGATCTTCTGACTTTTCAAACGCCTTAGCCTTTGTGTTCTCAGTTTTAGTAAGTAAATACGGAACACGATCTCCCGACTGAGGTTCAGAACCAGGTTTTCGTTCACGCATTTTTACAACTACTTGAACATGGGCCTGGTTTATATCAATACTTTCAGCACTATTAATTGATACCTTCTTTCCATTTACTTTGTATGAATCTGATAAACTTTGACTAAGAATAAGTTTTTCGTTTGGTACATCACCCGAAAGAAGTTCGATAGCCCGCTCTTTAGCCAATTCCTTTGGTGGACCGGGGTCACTCGATGTGAGAACAACATCCAACAATTCCTTACACACCTCCCTCACATGAGGTGTATTGTCTCTACGAACAACTTGGAGACCCTTGATATCTATATAGTCCATGTGCATCTTATCATCCTTTCCCTTCGTCCACAACTTGGCGGCATATCGCTTCTTTGAGTACAGAAAATACGGCCAATATACCTTCTCCAACTCCAAATTATTTGGCTTCTTGAAGAGAGCCGAACACTCTTCTGCTGCTTTCTCTCCCAACTCCCAACTGTATTCGATAGCTTCTTCCCCCTTACGATCACCAACATCGAACTCAACCATGACTGAATCGGTGTCACCATATCTTACCTTTGCACCCGGGAAATTTTCCTCTACATACTTTTTAGTCTCATCGATCATCATTCGACCCTTACACGTCGTCGTAGAGGCAATCGGAACACATGGAAGAATACCCTTTCCGGCACCAGTAAAACCATACACAGAGTTCATAGAAATTTTATACGCCAACTGCTTACCGTTGTAAACTTCTTTCATGGAACCCGTCGCCGCAGCCATGTCTTTCTTAGCCTTTTTACGAAACTGCTTAAGCTCAAGAAGAATTGCTGGTAAAAGACTTGGAACATCTTGAGCAAACTTATACTTTCGATCACCAATTTCAAACGTTTCGTATGTGATACCCGGAATGTTCCCGTAACGTTTTTCATCCATAACATATGAAGAGTAACACAAATTGTGAGCCATCATGATAGACGGATATAGAGCTTCAAAATCTAGGGCTGTAATTGGTGTGTAATAGGCACCCTTTTGTGCATCTAGTACAGTCGCACCTTCATATGGTTCTTCGGGAATGGCTCCATACCGAATTGTTGGGACCATAAATCCAAGCTCTCGTGCTTTCTTAGTAAGTTGACTAAACACCTTAATTTGCTGACCACGTTCAACGAGAAAACATAGAGGTACCCATGTAGCCTTAGCCATCTCCAGAAGATTTAGAAGGATACACAACTTTTTCATCAACTTGTGGGGTAACAATGTATCCTTGATACAATATTCCGCAACTTCACCCAATTTCACAGGATCACCATCCTTATACCTACGAAACATCTCTTTCGCGGGCATGTCAATCTTCTGATCATTCAAATATAGTTTTGATACATTATTGAGACTGTATGAGTCCAACTTATACCCCTTCTTTACCTCGTGAAACATATCAAATATAAACCGACCAGACATAGGAAGAAGTTTCAAGAGATTATCACCCAATGCACTTGAACTCAACTTTTTAATCATCAATTCACATTCTTGTTTTTTGAGCTTACCGAGATTGAAAAAACTGGAATCGCATCCGGTAACAAATGCTCGTTTATAAATAAACTCAAGATCAAAACCAAATATGTTCCAACCAGTCATAATATCTACATCCTTTTCGTGTAAATACCTCCCAAACGCTTCCAACATTTCACGTTCTGTTTCAAAACTTATAACATCTTCTCCTTCAGTTTTTTTATAACATAAACAAACTTTTTCATAAGGTTCGTCAGTCCCAAACTTACAAAGAGAAATACCGATTTGAAAACATGCATCGTTTAATACATCTGCATCTGGAAATTTACCCGTCGAACTATTACACTCAATATCAAAAGAACAAACAACGAATGGAGCTATATCATCCCGCGCAACAGGTTTTAGTGTTGTCCAGTCGTTACAAAATAAATCAATATTTACTTTTGCAAGATGTGAACGAACACATCTGTCACCGGTATCTAACCACCCAGTAGACTGAATACCCGTCCGATGCATTAACCGAAGAACGGGGTCCAAATTTGATTCATACACACGAGTTTTCATAGTTGTAAAAGAAAGAGTAAGAGGTTTTTTTAAAAATGAATCAACAAGACGACGCTTTTGTAAGTTTACAAAGTCAAGTTTCAAATACTTAAATTCCTCGTTATTCTGAAACCCCCAAACATCCTTCGATTTTAAAATCGAATAACAAAGAAGACAGTCAGGACATTTTCTATTGATCGCGTTATAAATTTCTTGTATCGTCGCCGAGGATGTATCCATTGGAAGTTTTATAAAAAAATATGGTGTGAAAGCCGTCGTCAAACATACAGATTTTCCATCTTCAGTTTTACCAAAAATACTCACGAGATGTTCATCATCTGTGTCTCGTGCTTCCCACGTCAGGGCTTGAAAAACTACCATGTGTTTACATCGAACCAAAATTTTAATATCATTTACTAATAAATGTCTGCTGCTTTAATAGAGCTTGTGTCAGTTGGAGCTCAGGATGCCTATATTACAGGTGAACCACAAGTGAGCTTTTTTCGTCAGAACTACAAACGTTATACAAATTTCGCCATGAAGCCAGAGCGCATGGATTATATTGGCACATTCGGTGCGAACAATGAAATAACCATCCCAGTTCGCTCAAAGGGTGATCTTATGAGCTACATTTGGATAGAAGATACCGGTATCTCAAACGTACAGACCAACACAGATGGTTTTTTTTCTTCGGATGCTTCCGGTCCTACCGAATTTAGCCTCTGGATCGGTGGTCAGAAAGTTTCCCAACTCGATTCTCTCTTTATTCAGGGCGTTCATAACCCTCTTCTCCGAGACAGTGCAGCCAAGGCGTCTTACGCCGTCACCACAAACACCGTAAAATCTAACCATGGTGGAGATCATTTCTTAATTCCTTTCTTTTTCAGCGAAGATTACACCAAATGTTTACCTTTGGTGGCTCTTCAATACCACGATGTTGAGATTCGTATTAAGTGCAGGGACAAATACACCCCAGCCGGTACACCCAAGATTTGGGGTAACTATGTGTACTTAGACACCGATGAGCGCAAGTACTTTACTGATAACGAACATGAGCTACTCATTACACAAACACAACATCAACTCGCTACCAACTCTGATACCGAAATTGATCTCACATACTTTAATCATCCAGTGAAGTCTATTCACGTTGTATCTGGTAAAGCTGCAGGGTTTCATTGGGATTCGGAATTTACATTTCAAAAGTCTTCTCTCTACATTAATGGTGTCCCTCTTTTCGAAGATACTTCGAATGTGTACCACCACACCGTTGTTCCAGAAATGCACTGCACCGACCTCCCAGACGACGTTCTCGAAGATCTTCCCACTTTCACATGGCCATTCTGCCTCAGCCTCAGCAAGATGCAGCCCACTGGCAGTCTTAACTTTTCACGTATAGATAATGCCAAACTTTCTATTGTTGGACCCACTGGTGGCAACTCACTTCATCGTGTTTACGCCGTCAACTACAACATTCTTCGTATCAAGAATGGTATGGCCGGTGTCGCGTTCGGTAATTAAATCTCTATTATTTTAATGAAGGTAGTCCCCAGTCACTACCTTAATTGGTATAGACCAATTGATCCAACCTTACGTTCATTTTTAAATGACTATTACAAAAGGAAAAAAAATCTTAATAAAACTTCATGCTTTTGTAAGAGTCCAATGATGAGACATTTGGGTGGATGTACCTTATTGAAACGTAATAAATATTCAAAAATGAAAGAAACAACATTGACAAATGTAATATTCGCAAATTTTTCGAAATATGAGTTGGAAATAACAGTCAAAAGTATAGCCACTAATATTAGTGGTTGTGGAATAGGTCTTTTTGGAAATAGTGTAACTATGGATGTTACACAAAGTGATAAACTACCCCAAACAATGATTATAAAGCCAACTCTCCATCGTTCTAAATTACTGAAAAAAGTTATAGATGATGAACGTGTATTAAAATTCAAAACAAATGACCACCACCCAAAAAACTTACTTAATCTTATGATTCCCGAGCGTCTGTCAGCTTCAACACTTCAAATAGATCCGGGAACACATTCGTATTATTTAACAGTTCGTATGAGAGAAAATCATGGAGATGATTGGTCAATTTTAATGACAGACATACTTCACCATTCGTGTTATGACGTTATATTTGAAAATGTACATTTAAATGAAAAAGAAATGGATAACGCCATGAAATCGCGAATCAATGAATTACAAATGGAAATGAAACGCAAAGGACGAGAACTTGATGAAATTTCACGCAATCTTGGAACCTAAGTAAAACTAAAACATAAAAATTTAAAATGTCTAAACGAAAGGCTAAAATTTCCCGTAAAATTGGTAACACCAAACCACCAATTTTACGTGAGTGTTCTAAAAAGAAGAAGAAAAAATATTCTCACCCCCAACATTCACACAGTGAATTTTCTTTGTTTTCTATTCAACCCCAAATTTTTTTGACTCGAGGATTTCCGACGTCTTTTCATACATCCTCTTCCCATGAAACGTTTTGTCCTTGATTTGTTCCCAAATTTCAAGACGATCCTTTAAAAATGAAACAAAACTATCTGGATTTCGTGGAGATTTATAACGAATTTTTTCACCTTCGAGTGCTTTACTGAATGCGTCTTGTTTCTTTTTCATGTTTATAATTTCACGTTCTGCAAAAGAAATGTGACCACTAGTGGTGTCTTTCTCTTTTCCCTTGATCATATGTTAGTAGTCCATTAAAATCTTTATGTCAATTTAAAATCACGAACAAACGTGCCCACCTTGCACACCATCGTTGTTTACAGGAAAATGATACCGACAGTAATGATATCCACATTTATTACAAAGAGCTGTTCCACCACCCTTCACACAACTAACACGAAACCAAGGTGAGGTGCAACAACCAATAGAACTATCAAATGCCACGCTGGCGATGTCAATTGTAGCCTTCGTCGCAGCAGCTGCAGTTGCTGGGTCAACCATACTTTATTTTATTTTACTTTTTTATTTTTTTTCTGAAGTAAGACGCCTCTTGATATCAAAACCTATACGCCCAGTTGAAAATACGGAACATACGCATGCACCTATGAGCATCGCCATCATTGGTGGTGGACCCTTGGGGAGAGGACCCAACTTTTGAATCACGTTAACAAACATAAACATACAACAGACAAACGAACCAATTGTCGAAAGACGAAGGGGTGTATTGACATTATACATTTCTGAAGTAGTTGGCAAGTATTCCGTGCCTGGAATAGATGGGAGGAGGTTGGAAACACCCGGTACCATAAGTATGGGAAGCATTTATTGTATACCTACATTTTTATATATAAGTGTAAGTTTCAGTCACTGATGGAGAAGTTGTTTCCGCATTTGGTTCTGGTTCTGGTTCTGGTTCTGGTTCCAGTTCCGGTTCTGGTTCTGGTTCTGGTTCTGGAACTGTTGGTTCTTTTTTCCTCTGTTCAGATACCATCAGAGCCGCTAAACCAGATGACATTAAAAATATAACCAATAATGATAGTACGAGTCCTGCACGCATTTATAGTATACTAACAAAAATTTCTAGTAAGATCATATTCTCTTAGACGGAGAGTTGAATCAGATCCTGAAATTTTTGCCTTTAATTTTAATAGTTCGATCATAACATCTTCGTCAAGATTTTTTAAAAAATCTCGCTTTGACTCAATATCACTCAGACATTGTCCACCTTCCTTTCTTGCCTGTACATATGGCCATACATGTTTACGTAAAGATATAAGCTCGGTCTCAATTCTTACAAGTTGTGGTAATACAACCTCACGAATAAGTCTATTTGTTTCATGTAAATCGTCTTTGAATTCAGTCATTCTTAATAAGATTGTGTATTCTTTATACACCTAAGTGTGGTTACATCATAAATATTTTATGATTAAAAAATGTCTATTACCAGTATCAAAAAAAACTTTCTTCGTAAAATAAGTGTGGGTATTCACACCCTCATGGCTTCAAGTTATCTTTCTGATGAAATTGGTATACAACCTTTTGGTGATATTGAATGTTTCATCCGGAATAAATTTATTATATACGATACAAATGCAATTGGTACCCCGAGACATTGGTTTTCGGATTCAAAGTTTGATATAGAATTGGATACCATATCTGATACTGACCTTATCAATTTTTTACTTTACCTCGACAATGTAGACATATATCTCAAACGTGTCTATCACAATGCATACCTATCATATGAAGACATGAACGAACAAGAGTACGAAATTGTAAAGATGATTGAAGGAGGGCGTATAACATTTTTTAAAGATTTCTTAGATTTAAAGATTTAAAAATATTTTGTAATATGATTGTGCCATTCGTCACATTTTGTTTATTTAAATTGGGATTAATACCAAAAACCCAACCATACATAGTAAGGAAATTTAAACTAAAAGAACTCCAACAACTTCCAAGAGACTGGGAAAATGACGATATAACCACCACAAATATTATATCAATCATGAATTCATTTTCTAAAGCATGTTACGAAACAAAATTAAAATCAGATGATATAGTTTTTACCATGCGGGGAATGAAATATATAAACGATATTTTTAGAGAGTACATCGGAGGAGATACGGGTAAAGATTTACTCATAATTTCAAGAAGATGTATAATAGACGCATTTGAAAAACGCTTTAATTTAAACGAAATCAAAACTATTATTGAAAATTGGAAGGGTGAAAATGTCGCCAAAGTTCGAACGACATTGTCACGCTACACAGATGAACTACTAAGTTTTACACCCGAAGAAGAAAATGAACTAAAACTTACCGGATTTTTTTCAGGTGTGGAAGATGTCATAGAAGGTTATTTGGGTAAGGAAAACTTTAAAACTTTAGAAATTATGATTCTCTTTTTTGAACAAATGGATCAAATTACGAATGTGTAATGTGAATATAGTTAATAAGATCATGAGTATCTGTTATACACCTTAAAACCTGAGGACCTTTGTATGTGAATTTAATAGTTTTATCTTCGTCTACATATCCATCAATTTCTGCACCCTCTGGAATAATCATAGACCGAAAACCATCTTCAGAATCATACATAGAACTCATTGGGTCTGTTATCTTTTCAGAAATCATTGGACCTCTGTACAGACAATCCTGGAAAATATAAACTGTATCCCCATTTACCTTATCTTCCCATTCCTTGATTCTCTTTCGCTCCTGATTATCTAACCAAATTCTGTAAAGCATATATGAAAATATAACCAAAATACTAAAAAATAATAGAAAAAGTAATACCAATTTCATACTATAGTTATGTTATACTTTTTTTTCATAAACCCATGAACACCC